GTCTTGCGTAATCTTTCCTTTAGAATAATCACTTGCTTTACTTCTTGGGGGTAATGTATAATTACTCATTATATTATACAAAAAGATAATTTTTTTTGTAAAATACTACTCAATTCTAAATTTTTTCTTTTTGTTTTTTTCTCCATTCTTCTAAATATAATCTCTTCTTTTCTTTATTTTGCTCTCTATATTGCTTTTGGTATTCTTTATATTTTTCTTTATTTTCATTATGATATATGCTTTGTTTTTTTACTAATCGTTCCTTATTAGTTTCATACCATTCTTTTTTATATTTTTTTATATCTACATTAGCATTAATTTTATTAATACAATTAATATTTTCTATCCAATATTGCTCTCTAATTTTAAGGTCATCTGTTTCTTCTATAACTTCAAAAGTATAATCATTATTTTTAAGAATTTCAAATGAAGATGTATAACCTTTTATTGAACCACCTTTTAAATAATGTTTGTATAATTGTTTATGATTTTGTTCTCGTAATTTAGCAGTTTGTTTAGATGAACCAACATATATATTATTATTAGTATTATCTGTTATTTTATATATAATACCCATTATACTATATATAAATAATTGTCTTTAAATCAAAATTCTTTCAAATATATATTTTTATCAAAGTTCTTACATCATATCTTCAACCTCATAAATTTCTGAGAAGTTTTTCCTAAAGCGTTCATCTTTATCTCCTTCTAAGTCTATTAATAGAAAATCTTGTTTTGATTGAGTAGCATCATCATAAATCTTCTTTAATTGCTTCTTATCAATACCTAAACTACATTCTCTACATATCATAGTTAAGTTTTTCATAGAAGATACTTGTTTAATTATCAAGTAAGAAATATTATCTCTAATTAGTTTTGGGACAGCGTAAAATGACTGAGATATATATATGATACTACAATTCTTTTTCCTTGCTCTAATAAAATAGTCGCATATTGGTCTTTGCTGTTTTAATGGTTCATTTACTAAATCATCAAGAACAATTAAGTTATTTTGTTCTTTATCCAAACTATCCAAATCAGGTAATTCTATAATACCTTCTTTAACACTCAATCCATCTTTACCTAATCTGTCTTCTAAATATTCATACAAAGGTTCCGACTTACATTTTGTTACTATAAATATCTTCTCATAGGTATCAGGCATATTGTAGAGCAAATTCAGTAATGTCTGGGTTTTTCCAGAACCAGAATTCCCTGCTATAATTAAACGGTAGGGCAATTTAATATGATGAGTGTCAAAGTGGGGATTATGGGTCTTTAGAAGAAACTTCTTGGGTATCTTCTTATACCAGTCAATTATTTCTGCTTTCTTTGGAGGCATTATATATTACCTTTAGAAAAGGTAATACCAAAATTTACTATTTATCTAAATTAAATAGGGGGTCAGAGGGGGACTTTGTCCCCCTTAATCTATGTAATTAGTTTTGCTATACTTTTTTCTAAAAGTATATATATATAATGAGTGTTAATATACCACCTGAACCTAATGTAAATACTTTTAATAATCTATATTGGATACAAGGAGATGTTCCATTAACTACCGCTGAGGGTGATTTAAGATACTTAAAATTTCCAGTCGCTCAAGGAACTGAAAATTTACAAGCAATAAATGTAAATGGAATAGCGAATTTTAATGATGATGTTACTGTTGCTAATTCTACTCTAATGACGCTAAACGGTCAGGTTAGTTTAAATGCTAATATGAGTGTAGGTGGGTTCGGTTCTATTAGTTTGACAAATGCCGATATTACTATGAGTGATGATAGTTTAATTATTCAAAATGGAACAAGAACATTGCCTAACATACTTGGGTCATCTCAAATTATTAGTGGTTCAAACATTCAATATTTAAGTGATAACACTCAGCAAACAAGTGCTTTCACTGGGGCAGGTGCTTTAGCAGGTTCTTATACTTATACCAGTATGTCGGTAGATGCGAACGGACAAATAACGGCACTAAGTAGTGGAATTCCTCCTTCTCCTGCTCCATTTGCCCCTATATTTGCGAATTTTGCGAATTATCAAACTGGAACTACTGGTTATTCTCAAGGAAACAAAATAACTTGCGGTGGAACTTGGGGTGCTAATGACTATGTTATGTTTAGAATTACTGCTCAAATAAATTGGGGAATTTCTGGAACTTATAATAGTTGGGCAAATTTAGCAACTACTCAAGGGCAATTGATTTTTCGTCCATTTTGGACACCTGCTGGTGTTTGGGCAGGAAATACTGGTTCTCTTGCTAATTATACAACAAATTCAGGTAATCCTTATTTTGGTAGTTATCAAAACGCACTGTATTATTTAGGTGCTATTAATAATGGAACTCAATCATTCTTTTATATTTATGGTTCTGGTGGAACTGGTGGTGGTGCTTCTGGTAGTTATATTCAATTACAGGCAACTGCCCCAGGAACAACTGGGGGGTGGCAATATACTCATTTATTAGAATATATTTGTCATTCTACAACGGGTGGAACTATAACTCTGGTAGGTGGAAATGGAACTAACAATTCATTACCCTAATCAGCAAACCTACGGTTTTCCGAACCTTTCCCTTTTAGATTTAGAAGATTTTGGGGTCGCCCTTTTTTTAAAGGGTGAAGTTTGCTAATTTATTTTCCCCTTGTATATTATATGACTTCAAACGCAAACATACAATATTATAAAAATCTTCAAGTTGAGTATGCCGAACCAGCAAATGATGTAGTGATTAAAGTCGGTTGTAACGATTTAACAGATAAGGGCATTGTATTGGATTATGATTTGGTAGGTATTCCAAAGCGGTTCAAAATTAATCCAAGTGGTATGAATTGGACTGATGGTTTAAATACTTTTAATACCAGTTTAGACAAACTATGTGCTTTAGAGATTGCTTTACCTGCTCTTCAAATAGCACCCAACTCTACTACAATGAAGTTGAATGACACTTTAATATTGGATAATGCTACAGATACCGTTACAATAAATCCAAATAATATTACTTTTGCTAATACAAGTTTTTCTGCTACAAATATTTCTAATAATAACTCTCAAGCATTAGTTATTACTGGAGATGGTGCTTTATATCTTACTTCTAATCAAACAAATCTTGCTTTAACTGCTTCTACTGGCGATATTACTACTAATGTTAGTGGGGTTGGAAATATTTTATTAGATGCTCCTAATATTAATTCTTTTAATTATGCTATGCCTATTTGCTTTGATGTAAGAGATGTTGGGGTTATTAATTATGGAGGCGGACAGCCATTAACTTTGGTGTATCAAACTAATGTTCCGTTTCCTTCGCAGTTTTTTACTGAAACTCCTACAAGTGGTTATACATCTACAACTTGGCGTATTAATTTTACTTTATCCACTTGGAATGCTGGGGGACAAAATAACACCAGTGATAAAGCGAGAGCCCACTATATTGATTTTCAAGACCAAAATGGAAATTTTTACACTCCTTATATTTTTGACGCTACTACTCCATATTGCTATCATAATAATAATTCTACTTGGACTGCTGGTGGGTCTAATCAAGAATGGATACCTTTTTCTTGGAATGATTATGTTGATTTTAGTGGGTTAGTATCAACTGGTGGTGGTAATCTACCATTAAAACTCAATTTGTATATGGGAAGTGATAATCCAAAGGATTTTACTTTTAAATTGGTATGTAGTTTTACGAGAATGAACCTAATTTAGTCACCCTTTTAAAAAAGGGCGACCCCAAAAGTTAGGGGAATAAAGATTAAAAAAGTAATATATATATATAGATGACCGAATTGAGCGAAGTTTTTTACGTATGTCTATTAACTACTATAAGTGCTGTTGTATTAAAATTAGCATCTATGGCGTATAAATCAAAATGTAAAGAATGCTCGGTTTGTTGTATCAAAGTCATAAGAGATGTAGCATTAGAGGAAAAAGAAACGGAATTTAGAATTAAACATAATACAAAAGAAAGTGAAGAAGAGAAAGTGTAGGTCAGCAAACCTACGGTTTTCCGAACCTTTCCCTTTAAAAGTATTTTTTGGGGTCGCCCTTTTTTTAAAAGGGTGAAGGTCAGCAAATTTATTATAATTATATATTATAATGAATATAGATAATCCAACTTTATATGAAAAAGTAAAATTTATAGCAGATAATTTATATGATAAACCTTCTGCTTATAAATCAGGGTTTATTGTAAAAACATATAAAGAACTCGGTGGTAAAGGTATTGTTATATCTTTAGGACAACCTGCAGATAATATAAGTCAATATGATGAAATTTATAAATGGTCTAATCCAAAAAAAGTTCAAGAATTAGCAAAGAACTATTTAGGAGAAGGTGCTACTATTTTCCGTTCTATTAAAAAAGACAAGAAATATATGATTTATAACCCTAATACTAAAAAATGGGTTCATTTCGGTCAAATCGGTTATGAAGACTTTACAAAACATAAAGACGAAGTTAGACGCAAAAATTATCTTACAAGAACTGCTAATATTAAAGGAAATTGGAAAGATGATAAATATTCAGCGAATAACCTTTCAAGAAATATTCTTTGGTAATATATATATAATGCCTATTAAAATAAGAAAGTTACCTAATCAGGATTTATATAAAGTTTATAATACTGAAACAAAAGTAGTTCATTCTTATGCTACTACTTTAGAGAATGCTAAGAAACAAGTTACCCTTTTAAATATGGTAGATGCTGGAGTTCCATTAGAGAAGCAAGGTGGTAATTTTGCTGAAGATGGAAAAAATCTTAAACCTATTTTCGGTAGAGTTGGTTCTAAGTTCTCATTAATTAAAGATATAATATCTGTTATACCTCCTCATACTACCTATGTAGAAGCGTTTGTAGGAGGTGGTTCTATTTTTTGGAATAAAGAACCTGCTAAGAAATCAGTCATTAATGATTTAGATAAAGAGTTAATTGATGCTTATAGAAATCTTAAAAAAGCACCTATATCTCAGTTACAAAAATTAGATTACTTAGATAAACCTGATGATGAAGGTAATAAGCATTATAAAAGTCCTGCTTTTAAAAAGATTATTGCTGAATTAGTATCTAATTTAGATAAAATTAACTCTAAATCTCCAGCAGCAAAAAAGTTATTAAAATATTTTAAATATATAAGAGGAACATTTAATCAGTTAGGTAAGAGTAAGATTTATAAAAATACTAACTTTAAACCCTATATTGCTAATTTAGATGAATATAAACGACTTATTAAAGATACGACTATTACGAATAAGGATTATATTGATGTAATTAAAGAATATGATAGTCCAACTACATTCTTTCTATTAGACCCTCCTTATGAAAATAGCGATAAGTTATATAAAAATGATACTATTGATTATGAAAAAATGCGAGAAATATTGAAATCAATAAAAGGCAAGTTTTTACTTACTATTAATGATAGTAAGCATATTAGTGATGTATTTAAAGGATTTAATCAAAAAAAAGTATCAGTAACAAATACTTCAAATAATCCGTATTTTGAAACAAAAAGAAGGAAGGAATTATTTATAACTAACTATAATATAAAACAAGGGGGTTCAATTGAAACAGATAGATTTGAAGAAGACGGTATAGTATCTTTACCTGAATTTAGAAGTGTTAAAATTAATCTACCTACTTATATGTATAAGCGATTGCCTGATATAAATGGAAAACCACCTCTATATAGATACAAATTAGTTATTCCTATTACCAGTTCAAGAAATCTAAGTTCAAGAAAAAAAGAAACTTCATTAGATATTAACCAAAAACCAGTATCTAAACCTATTATTAGTGTAGTAGAAGTAGATGATAATGAAAAACCATTACTACAAGAATTTTCTCCTGAAGATAGACGACTTATGGAGATTTATTATAATAAGGTAAAACAAAATGAACTAAAAAATCCTGATGAAATAGATAAAGATGATTATAAAATTGTTGAAAGAGGCAGACCTTTACCTTGCGATGGAAACCCAGTTGTTAAAAAAAGTAAAGTTTTAGATAAACCTAAACCAAGAGGCAGACCTAAAAATAAACCATTCCCAGTAGTATTAGAAAAAGAATATTATACTGGTGAAGATATGCTTGAAAACTCTACTGTTCCAGACCAAAAATTAGAAGCATTGCGTAAAGAACAACAAGAACGACAAAAAGAATATGATTTATATAGAGAACGGCATCAAAAATTACAAGATATGATTAAAAAACCTGCTGATAAAAAACCAAAAACTCATAAAGAACAAAAATACGACAAGGGTATGGATATTCTTGAAAATGGATTGTTAAGAATACAAAATACATTAGATGGCAAAGTTACTGAAAATGATATTAATATAATAACGGAACAATTAGACAATGTTTTAAAAGGAATAAATAAATTAAACGAAGATGATAAAAAGCGATTGACGCAAATGTATGATAAAGTAAGAGAAAAACTAATAAACGCAAAAGCAGGTGGGAAAAAGGTTAATTCTTCATCTGTTTCTAAAGATAAACCCTTTACCACTGATGATTTATACGAAGAAATGTTTGGAAAACCTGCTGATAAAAAACCTAAAACTTATAAAGAACAAAATAACGATGTAGAATTAATTGGATTATCAGCAGAAGAATTATATAAAGAAATGGAAAAACGACGAAAAGAATTAGATAGAAAAAAACAACAACAAAAATCTATTGTAGGAAAAGGGTTAAAAAATAATATCTCAACTAATAATATGGCAAATAAATGGGTTCAGTATGTCAAAGAATATGCTTCTAAAAATGGAATATCTTATAGGGACGCATTAAGAGATGCCAAATGTAAAGAAGGGTATAAAAAGGGTGGAGCAGTAATTAAGCGAGGTAGAGGTGTTGTAGATGAATTAGGTAATCAAGACCTTATAGCAATTGCTTATGATGATAGCGAATTAGGTGCTAATGCTGGTAAAAAGTATATCTCATTGTAGATTATACTTTTAAGAAAAGTATAGCAAAACCATATTATATTTTGTATAATATAGTTAGTATGGGGTCATAGGGGAACGACGAGTTCCCTATTTACATTCTATTGCTTTATCTAAATCAGTTGGAAATTTATTTGTTCTAATTTTAAGAGCATTAGGGTCAAAAATAGGTTTAATAAACCCCTTACCCTTTTCTTCTAAAAAGAACCTTTTATATTTACCTTCAAGCATAGGTGTATAAGCATCTAATACTTGTTTAAGTTTAGATATTAATTCTTCTGCTTTTGTATTGAGTTTTTCAAAATCTTCTCTAATAGCAGTGGGAAAATCATTAAGTTCAAAAAATTTATTAGGGTCTTCATTACAGAACTCAAATAACCCTTTTGCTAAAAAGGTTGAAGCATACGAGTTTAATAGGTTTAATAAAAATCTCACTAAATCCTTCTGCGACAACTTAGGTTCTGCAGATTGTATTTGTCTAATGTAAGGTGATATATCAAGTTCTAATGATTTCATACCCCATTCAGTAAGACAACCTCCGTTATGATATTCAACAAAGTTCATTATTGATGCTAAGTATAGAAAAAATGGATAATCATTTGTTTCATTCTCTAAGTAGAGAGTTCTATACTTAATCATATCTGTCTTAAATTGTTCTTTCTTAACTTTTGCCTTTTCAAGCATTTCATTATCTAACTCTGTAGGTTTAACTATTTCAGTCATTATAACATACGATAATATAATAATTTTCCTAAATAAACGAAAATGCGCTAAAGTAAAATATCAGTATATAATAAAAAAAGGTTAAATTACAAAGTGTCTTCTGCTCTCTCTGCTTCTTTCTTTGCCTTCTTCTTTTGCCTCTTCTTTTGAGATTTTGATAATGGGACTACTGCTCCTCCTCCTGCTAATGCTTCTTCTAATTTCTCATAATATAACGCATTATCCCTACTTTTAATTCCATCTAAAAGTATATCTTGTCTTACTTTATTAACAAACGCTGTAGTAAGCATTTGATTAGGTTTTTGATGTCTATTAGTATTACCTTTCCAACCATTTATTATACCTGCTTCTCTATTAAACTCAGGTAGTTCAACAGTGTTTTCTTTACAACTACTACAATAGCGTCTATGTCTTAAATATTTCTTATCAACTTCATTAGGGTGTCCGAAACATCTCCAACCGCACCCTGTCTCAATAGTTCTTCGCTGTCCGCCTTTACTAAACATATTAATATACCCTTTTGAATGGTATTAAATTCAATTCAATTTTTTTTAATATTAATTTTGCGCAAATTTAGATGTATATTTTTTTGCGCTAATTTGATTTAAAAAAAAAATTGAAATTTTGTTTTGTAAGTTGGTTTTTGGTATTACGATAATAGATATGAATACTTATTACACTGATGAAGAACTTTGCGAGAAGAGAATTACTACTCTTTTAAAACTATATAAGATACATACCCCATTACCTAACTTTATTAAAGATGACATTACAAGAGTATTAGAGAATATTGGTTGGAGTTGTTGGTTTGCTGATTGGTTAAATCATAGAATATACTGCTGGAGTTTAGAACTTAATGCTACATTACCTAATCCACCTGATACTACTTTTATTCATTGGGAAGATATTGAAAGTGATGATGAAAGCAACGATGATAGCGATGATGGATATAATGAATGCGTATATGTCATTAAGACTTGGGAATATAATCATAAAACCCATACTACTAACTATGCTGGACTTTGGGAAGACTGCGAAACTGGTGATAAAGAATTCAAGACCGAAGAAGAAGCAAGAGAGCAGTTTGAATATGCTACTGAAGGAGATAAAGGATATAGTGCTGTAAGTTTGGTTAAGATTGACCCTAACAGCGAAGATAGAGAAACAATTATTGATGAATGGGAAGAAGAACCTGAAGACGAGGACGAAGACGAAGAAGAGAACATTGATTATATAGAACCTGAGTTAGTTCAAGGTAAAATGAATTTGAAGAAGATTGAATTTAGTGAATAGTTTTTTTTGGGTGAGGTTTTAAATTTGCTCTAATTTAGATGTATATTATTTTTGCTCTAATTTAGATGTATATTATTTTTGCGCAAATTTGATTTAAAAAAAAAATTGAAATATTCTGTAGCAATAAACTGCTTATACAACTCATATATGAACCCTGTTGAAAACAAAATGAATACTGAAATGAATACCGAAATCAACACCCCTGTAGTAGTTGCTAAGGCAACTGAGACAAAGAAGGTGAAGGTTATTAGACAAAAAAAGACCGACGCTACTGAGAAATCTTCTCTTAAGAAATCAACTGAACTTGAAGTTGAGGACGAGGTAGTAGCAGAGAATGTAGAGGAAGTCAAACCTACCAATACTGAGAAAATTATTGAGAAGATTGACCCTGTAGTTGATGCCGTAGAAGATGCCGTAGAAGATACTACAGAAGAGGTAGATGAAGAGGTAGATAAGTTGGAAGCACTAAGACGACAACAACTTGCTATTGCGAAACAGATTGAACTGATTGAAACCCAAAACAAAGTAAAGAAAAACATTACTACTATGCGTAAAACCTTGATTGATAATAGGACTGCCGAGATTGAGCGTCTAATGAAGACCATACAGGATAAGGAACTGGAGTTGGCAGCACTGAAAGACCTTGACGATGACGAATTAATGGATACAATCTCAGGAAACGAGAAACTGGAAACCGAACTGGGACTGAACCGACCAGTCAAGAAGGCGACCGCAAAGAAACCTGCTGCTGCTAAGAAGGTTATTAATAATGACGATATTAGTAGTATTAGTAGTAATGATAGTAAAAAACGAAAACCAGTAAAGTATGATAGAGATACTCAGTTCGCAGAAATGCCTACTGGAATGGAAATGTTTATACAATACAAAGGTCATAAAGAAACTTTTATAAAAATAGAAGATGGGGTTAGAGCAGAGGACGGACTAATACACCGTAACCTAAATCAAGCAGGAAGAGCATTCTATGCGTCTATAGGAGCAGATAAGGTATCATTTAACGCTTGGGCGGAGTTTAAGGTGATGGTTAATGGTAAGAAAGTAGCAGTAGGTGATTTGTAATTTAATGACAGGACACCTGTCCGACCGAATAAAACGAGGTAAGGTTTTGAATTAAACGCTAATTAGTCATAAAAACTTGGTGGGGCAACCCACTTTTTTGACTGCTAATTGTATTCTATGGT